ACCCACAATCTTTCTAAATTAAATAAAGGAAGACCCATTAAAAATCTAAATTTCCTAACACCAACCAGTATTTTAGATGAATTAAAAGATTTAAATCCTAATACCCGACGCACATATTTAATAGCGATTGTTAGTTCCTTGAAAGGCAGACCCGAAACAAAATATAAGAAATTATACAGCCTTTATTACGATGAATTAATGAGGTTAAATGGGGAGCTTAAAAATAATACGACCAAGAGTGAAAAACAAAAAGAAAATTGGATGGAACAAGATGATGTATTAAAAAAGTGTAATGAAATGCGAAGTATAGTCGATGAAATAGGAACCCGTCGTAAAATAACCCCCGATGAATACACCCGCTTATTACACTTGGTTGTGCTGTCATTATACTGTTTACAAGCCCCACGTAGGAATAAAGATTATATTGATATGCTGGTGGTCAAGAAAACGCCCGATGATACATCAGAGAATTATTTAAATATTACTGACTGGATGTGGGTCTTTAATAATTATAAGACGGCTAAAAAATACGAACAAAAAATGTTGCCAGTCCCAGATGAGCTAAAAGATATTATTAAAGTATATTTATCACACCATCCAGATTCTAAGGAATTAAAAAAGAAAAATCCAGAACCCGTAGCTTTTTTAGTTCATCACGATGGCAGACCATTACAAACCTCAACTGATATGACTCGAATGTTAAATAAAATATTTAGTGGCAAGGTGGGTTCAAGCCTATTAAGAAATATTTTTTTAACGAGTAAATACGGCGACTCACAAAAAGAAATGGCTGCAGATACTGCTGCGATGGGCACATCAAGTGAGACTGCAATGAATAACTACATTAAGAAAGATTAAGTATATATTAATAAAATTAAATATCTTAATAATATATAATGAGTGAATTAATAGAATTATTAAATAGACTTAAAATAGAAAAAACGGGAGGAGTAGCCTTCCGAGAACCAGTAACATTAATGCCACCATTTTGTAGGCAAGGCAACAAGTATTATCATCGTAAAGATATAATACCTATTATACCGCCACACAAAAGATATGTTGAGCTATTTGCTGGATCGGGTGCTATTTTTTATAATAAACAAAAAGCAGAACAAAATATATTAAATGACTTAGACAAGGGTGTAGTCAAGCGATTCAATCTTATAAAAAAAGCTTCATTAGATATGAGTAAATACCGTCAAGATTTAGACACTGTTCCAAAAGTAAAGGCATACTGGGATACGCCACCTAAAAATACAAATGAGGATAAAATCATTAGAGAAATTATACATACTTGTTTTGGATTTAGTTCCAAGCCAGTTGTAAAAAGTAAGAATATTTATAAACCCAGTAATCCGTATGATAAATTAGAACGGTCATTAAAAGACTGGAAGGAAGCTTTAAAAGATACTAAGATAGAAAATAAAGACTACGGGGCAATTATAAAAAAATATGATAGTGTCGACACATTCTTTTTTTTAGACCCACCTTACGAAAACTCCGACAAGGGGTTTGAATATGCTGAAGATATGGATTTTAATTTTGAACGCCTCGCCAATTTATTAAATGGCATTAAAGGTCAATTTTTAATGACTATTAATGACAGCCCTAATATACGCCGATTATTTAAAGGCTACACCATCAAGACTTGGAATGTAAGAAGCGGGTGGTCACAGTCTATTCAAGGACATTCTGTATTACGCCGAGGTGACTTATTAATTAGCAACTACCCACAAATTAAAAATCCTTAAATTTAGGAAGTATTATATGTAATTATTATATGGGCATATAGTATAACAATGCCAGAACGGATTATCAAAGGAGGCAGAATACTACCGAAAAATAATGCCAACTTTACTGGGGTTGAAACCGAAGTGGGACAACCAAGAAGACGCCGTCGCCGCATCGGCAACCGACCATTACAACCATTACCGCCGATGACACAACCTCGCACACTGCCAGTATTACTTCCTTTTCCTAACTTTGATTTAGGGGGAGTCATTAATGTGGACGATGACTTTGGAATTAGTATGGAAGATATGGAAGCAATGGGTGGTTCAAAAAAACCGACATCTTACGGTGAGCAAGTAGAAGCATCATTAGGAGTTCCTCGAACCATTACTGAGGTGTATGTGCCTAATAAAAAAGCCAGAACAAATTAAAAATCCTTAAATTAATTTTAATTTAATCTATTTAGGCAATTATATAATCTATATATAGTATATAATGGAATACGGGAATAAGCAATTTAGTCTTTCTTATAACCAACCACTTCAAGATGTAGCGGGGAACTTACTCGATGTTAAAATAACAAAAAGCACATACGACCCAATAGCGGAGCGATTAGTAGAACAAATGACGGAGCGAATTAAAAAGGTAGAACTTACAGAAGAACAACCATCAACAACTGTATTTAAAATTAATACTGAATTAGCCAATTACGCTCACGCTGTCCCGATGGTGGCTGAAATTAAGGGATTAAGTCCAGCCGATTTTGATAGACCAGATGATTATAAAAGAAGTAATACAGTGTATGATGTATAATAGCATTACGCCACATATTTAGAAACTATATAATCGGGGTCTGCTCCACCATTTTCAACTTTTAATTTTTCCATTAAAGTGTGGAATTCATCCAGCGTATATCCGATTTTCATCATCTCAATACGAAATACACAGAATCGTCCACAAGTCTGAATGTCTGGTGATAAGCGTTGATAAGCGACCTTATTCCATACAGTCTTATAACCATCTGACTGGGCTTGTTTCATTAAGCGAGTCATATCATTATTATTCTGTCCTAATATAACTCGCATCATACGATTTACGAAGCCCCAGTCCATATCATATTTCTTTCCGTAACTATTAAAATATTCAATAGTATCACCGTATCGTAATAGACAAACCCAGTGTCCGTGATTGTATTTGTCTTCTATTAATATAATACGAGATGACTTGTCAGTAGGCAGTAATTCTTCTATTTTAGAATAATTTTTAAGGTCACTATATTTTATTATATCGGCATCCTTAATGCCAGTGTGTTTTTCTAAATCTGTATTAGTCATCGAGGTTTTAATTCTATCCTTAATAGACGATTGTTTAGATTGTTTAGGCAATTCCATATTATATATATTAGTTAGATTATTATTCCGTTCAAATTGAAAAAAAAAAAATATACATATACTATATAGATGGTTCACTGGTCGCAGTCTTATAAATATGGAAAGGTACAAGAAGCCAAGGTTTTACCAGTAATTAATGAGTATTTTAATAGAATTATTACACAAACCAAGGGACAATATAATAAATATGATTATCAAGATGAATCTAATAACTACGAAATCAAAAGTCGGACTAATAAAAAAGATGCCTATCCAACCACGATGATTACAGTTAATAAATTAATAAATAATGATAAACCCCTATATTTGTTATTTAATTTTACAGACAGCCTTGCTTATATTTTATACGATGCTGAAAAGTTTAGCACATACACCACTGCACAATTTAGTAGATTAGGATGCTGTTGGGATGAAAAAGAGCATATATATATTCCAGTGGAACATCTGACCGAAATTAAAAAATGGTAGTTTTTTAAATAGATTATATTTTTTATTATAGGAATTTAATCTATAATAAAAAAAAGAAATAGTTTAATCTATTCTATTCTTTCATTTTCTTTCATTTTAGATTATTACAGCGTTAATATTAGATTAATCCAAGGTATAATTTATAAATTATACCTTAGATTAATCTAATATATATATAATAGTATATATATGTATTAGATTAATATATTAAAAGTATTGTAATAATCTAATTAAAACAAGTATTATAAAATAAATTGAAGTGTTTTAATAGTATTCTTATATAAGCATACTAATAAGATGTGTGGAGTATAAAAAAAGGTTTTTTTCTTTTTATATACATATATATATAAAATGGAATGGTCATACGATAAGAATAGGATGGCAAGTGCTTTAGAGCGGTTGATTGATCCTAAGAAAAAAAAAAAAGTCAGATGGCGGTTTAAATATTTTTGTTGTTGTTGTAAGGTTGATGATAATGATATATCACATTCCACAGTGCTTACAGACTGATATTTTTTTAGGACGACCCCTTCCTCTTTTAGAACCAGCATCTAATACATCCGTATCGTATGGCGTGGGTATTTCAAATGTATCT